AAGTCGGTATTAAAATATGTCTCATATTTTTTAAAAGGTAGTAACTCGCCTGTAAGTTTATCCTTCTTAGCGTAATGCTTGACGTAATAATCCCCTAGCACCAACTTGTGCTTTTTTATATGTGCATGTAAACTTCTTAAAAAAGTGAAATCCTCGTTGCACTCTTTACATTTAAATGACATCTTCTTGTGATATTCCTAAAACTCTCGCTTTCCATTCAGCCATACCCTCTATTCTCTCAGCTTCTTCTTTTATAGCTTGCTTTTGCATCTCTGCTATTCTTGCCATTGTTTTTCTCTCTTCCTCCTCTTGAAACAACTGAACAATAGACAAAAAAGAAGCGTTCTCTTTCTGACTCTTCTTCATACGCTCTGCCCTGTCGCCCTGTAGCTTTTTAGTAAGATTTTCGATTCGGGTTTCGCATTGATGGTATTCTCCAGACTTAGCTTTGATAATTTCTGCAAGCCTTACGCTCATTTCAGTTTGATCGTCTGCAATATCAAACATATCATTCAATTTATTCAAATGGGCGCTAACAACCTCTAAGTTAATAACTTCCTTGCAAACATTGAGATATAGATTTATTTCATCTGCCGTTAAGTCAGGCTTATCCCATGTTAGTCTTACAAACTCATGTTCAAACAAAGTCCTGTCTTCTTCATTTAAATAATTATTAATTATTTTTAAAAATCTAGAGTTGTTTAAATTTATACCTAGTTTATCTACGCAAATTCTTTTTTGCCTATTTAGTTTAGGCTCCTCTAGCTTTAAACCCGTAGAATCATTAATCTTTTTGACGATTCTGCTTGCTGACTTAGGAGAGATGTATGAATGCAGTGCGCCACTATCCTGAGATGGTAATATGTCGGGGTTTATCTCCCTTATGAAAGCCAAGACAGTTCTCTGTTCATTTGATAAAGATTTAACTTGTTTGTCAGGAAATATTAATTTTGCTATCTCAAGAGAAGACAGACCCTCCTCTGCTTGTTGTAAAATAAATTCTTTTTGTTGCTCTGTAAATACTATATCTTCAGTTCTGCAAGTCGCAGTAGTTTTGAAATTTATAGAATTTTCTATCAAATATTTTCTTACAGCTCTGCCTTGTTTAGATCTACCATCTAATTTATCATCTTTAAAACAAGCCCTTGTTAAATCAATTAAATCTTTTATCTTAAGGGCGTTGTCATCTAAAAATTTTTTTTGATCCTCTGTAAGTTCCATTATCAATCTATTATATCTTTATTTCTAAGTATCTCCATAGCCAGTTGCAAAAATTTCTTTTTTAAGTTTTTAACTTGCCTATAACCTAATTTTTTCTTTTCAGGAGATATTTTATAACCCATAAACTTAGCGACATCTTCTTCACTCTTTTTTTGAAAGTAAAGCATCCTGTAAGCTTGGTAGTGGATGTCTGTTAACTTAATTTTCATATTCAAATCTAATTTTCTTAGAGAATCTTTGAAATTAAAATCTGTATAAGTCTTATTGTTAAATTCTTTAACAAAATCTTCAGTAGATAAAGGCACCTTTAGTGCTAGACCTATTTTTTTTGTTTTTGCCCATTTAGTGCAAACTGGACATCTAGATGAATCATGATTCGGCGTATTTAACAATTCACACGGGTTTGTGTAATTACCATAATGATTCCTTAGAAGGTTTCTTATTTGATTGGATATTATTCTTCCTATCCATGGTTCAAGAGGACGGCTTTGGTCCCACATATGCCATTTTTTAGCTATGTGGCTTTTTATAATTTGCTCTACATCATCAAAGTCAAACCACTTAACAGCATTTAGGCGCCATTTGTATTTTTGTTTGCTTATCGCTTGATCTATGATATCGGAGCAATCTTCATATGATTTTTTACTGCTCTCCTCTTTCATTAATGAATTCATTAATAGATTTAGGTCTAGATCTCCTACCTACATCTGGAGGAGTGTTTTCTCCTACTAATGAACCCAAAGTGAAACTTTTACTTGTGTCTATATCATAGTCTACTTCAAACTTGCTTATAGATGGTAAACTTTGACTATTTGTTTCGTCCTCGGCTAAATTTACATCTTCTACTACAGTTGACTGTTGTTCAACAGCATTCGAAGTAAAAGTATTATTTAACTGCTGACCGCATTTACCACAAAAATTAGGCTTTGCATTTGCATATTCTATTTTAAACCCGCAAGTATGACAGAAAAGATGGCTCATAAGCTTATATATATTATAATTTAAAATAATTTTTTCTATTTTTAATTACACTAAAATTAACAAGATCGTTGTCTCTTGGTTAAAAAAGCTGTTGGCCGCTGTCGCTTAGACGGTCGCCTTGTTACTTATATTCTACACAGATTTGTGATTTTCTATTTTAGAAACAATATATTTTAATATTTTACTTCTTACGATATCTCGGTTTGTAAACTTGAAGGATGTGATACCATGCTCTTCTGATTCTTCACAATTAAATAAGTCAAACATCTCTCTGAAGCCGCTTCTGCCATTTATGTCGCTCTGCATAAAGTCACCGCAAATAATTAACTTTGTATTTTCTCCAACTCTAGTGATCAATGTAGTAAGTTCCTTAAATGTAAAGTTTTGCGCTTCGTCTGCCACTATCAGTCTATTGTTCCAGTTTGCACCTCTTAAAAAGTTTATAGGAACAGCAGATATGCGACCTATTTGTTTCATGTAGGCTGTATCGCCCTCATGTACCATTTCGTCTAACTTATCGTACAATGGCATGAGAAATGGATCGAATTTGTCTGATATATCTCCTGGAAGACTACCTAAACCTTTATCTGCACTTTCGGCTATACTTCTTATGTAAAGCAGGTCTTTTTGGAAATCTTTTGCCATTAGCTGCAAACAACCATATACAGACATATAAGTCTTACTAGAACCTGCTGGACCTGCAACAAATATAATCTTTGTCTTTTCTTCTAGTATAGACTCTAAAAGATTTTGTTGCTTGACGGTGAAGTTAAATTCACGCTGCTTAAAATTTATTGAGTGAAAGGCTGAACTTAACTCAAAAGTGGACTGCTTAGAAGGGGAAGCTTTCTTTCGGGGCATTTATTATATTTACACCTACTTGTTTCTTTCTTTTGTCCTTTTTTTCAATTTTTCTAGATAAGCTTTATATATTTTATTGGCGGCAAGGAGTTTTCTTTTTTTCTCTGGATCTTTTGCACTTTTAGCTGCAAACCTAGATCTTTGCTCCATCGCCATGGTAGCTTGCACTTTATGCTTGTGAGGCCGTCTCGCCTTCTCAATAATCGCAATACTCTTCCTAGCAGTCTCAGCATCCTTGAACCCAAGACCTTTTATTGTACCCTTTGGGTCTTCATCTGTATATAAATCAGAATGTTTGGATTTTGGCCGCTTTGTCCCATCTTTTTTCTTTTCTGGGATTCTTTTCTCATCTGCTTTTGTTTTATAGGCTCCGCCACGCTTTTGTCTCTTACAATACTGCTTCTGACTAAAACCTTTGGGATTGTCGCAATCAATCTTACGCTTGCGCTTCATGCTCCACTTAGCCTTTATTTCATCACTAAAATCTAATTCCCAGTCCATCATAAATCTATTTGTTTAATTGTTGCAGTGGCAGACAAAGTATCACCACCATTTATATCATATCCTTCCGCCAACACTCTAGCGCCAGCAGCCATAGTTAAATTTGGAAATTGAACAACAGAATCTCCATCAACATTATCTAATTCAACTACAACATTGCTTGCTAGCTTGTCTCCACTAATACTTATCAAATTCTCTAAACCTGTAGAAGTAATACTCATTTCGGACTCAACAGAGTCCAATAACATAGAACTTGCGGCAGTTGAACCTATATTGTAAACAGGACTGCGACTAAATGTCTTTTTGTAGCTTATTTGTGATTGAACATTACCCACAACTTCTGTCATATTAGAAACACTACAAGTATGCCCATATATAATATCATCAGGATCAATTGGAAAACCCTGATTAGCATAAGGGCTTGAGTCTTTTAAAATCTTTACCCCACTTACTGGACGCAAAGAAGTAAAGTTGGCACTTAATGTAACAGGCGCATAAGGTGCAACAGAAACAGAAAAATCATTTAAATAACAATGTTTATAAATATTAAGGCCAATTTTAACAGCAAAATAATCATCTATATGATCTTCATTGGCAAATTCAAGACCGCCATTAAAAGCAGGGTCTAAAAAACAACTAAATGAAATATTAGCCGTTACCCCGCCTTCTTTGAACCTAAACTGATCAGTAGCGTCAACATTACTACCTAAAAGTCTTTTTGCCTCATTATTAACAGAAAATGATACATTAGCCTGAGTAGCCGCAACATATCTAGCCGTCTCCCCAGGAGCATCCGAATTAGGGGGGCCAACATATACAGGTAGGTCAGAATATAGTAAACTCATTTGTTTATATTACACAAGATCTAAGTCTAACTGGAGGGATTCTTTTTCTCTTGGCGGCTTTAAATTTATTTCACCCACATTTCTATCTGGGTAAAGCGCTCTAATTCTATTGTAATGATTTTTAACATCTTCATAATCGAGATACTTGTAAGGTCTACTCATGTTTTCTTTAGCGCATAATGGCCTTACATTAGACCAGTGATTGGGTCCAATTCTTTCTTCCACTGGGACACTCTCATCATAAAAAGGATTTACATGACAATGCGTTTCCCATAAACACAAAGGTATAACGTGATCTATGTGCCAAGCCCCTTCATGGCCTTCTACATGGTGATTATTATGATTCATCCAATCCTCTGACAAATCTTCTAAAAGTTCCATTAATTCTCTGTTAGTGATTCCTGTTTTTTTGTTAAAAAAAGCTGGGTTGCTACCTTTTAGGGCGGTTTTGACGTAACTTTTTAATCTCCTCCGAAGATTATAAGCATATTTCTGCTGAGGCGTTTTTTTATGCTCTGCTCTTCTTTTTCTTGCTTCGGGAGTTTTCGCCCTAGCAAGACAATCTTCTCTATTTTCTACATAATATTTTTTAGCCCTTATACGCTCACAATCTAAACAAGTCCAAACATTGAAGTGACCTCCTGTATCTCTAAAATCAGCCCAATTTTTAACTAAACCACATGTTATACACGGTCTTTGTTTTTTGATCAAATGATTGCCAAATCTAACTGCCAAATCTTTGGGAGCATATCTTATCCAACCCTCTTTATGTAATTCATCCAATCTCTCTTTACTTAATCTATGTCTAGAATTACCTATATATGTTATTTGAATAACTCCACCAATTACGTCTTGCGGCATTTTAAGAGCTTCTTCAAAATCTTTTTTGAAAACAAAATCAGTGTCTTGCAGGATTAAATCTCTCCCATTTGGCGCTTTTACTTTAAAAAACATATTTGGATACTTTTCTTCAATCCACCTTTTTCCTATTTTTTTGTAATCTCTAGAGTCGCCGTCCTGAGTGGTATTTATGCGGCCTTTTTCCACAAGAGCATCTGTAATTTGTTTGCAATTTAAAATTTCATTCCTTTCAATCTTACTTTTATCCCAATATTCATCTTCAAAATCTTTTGCATACGGCTCTATGTAAACATAATATTTATTTGCTACTACACGACCCAAGCTTTCGGGCTTATAACAAGTCTCACAAATATTTTTATTT